ACATTTAGAATGGCGGATACAATACTTATAGGTGGAGGATTAGTTTCTGTAATATCAGGTTATTTTTATATCAAGTTTAAGGCCGATGGGACCTCTAAGGAACTTGATGATTTTAAAAAAGAATATGAAAAAGAATCAATTGCCATGGCTAAAAATGTAGATAAAGTTTTTGAACTTTACAATCAATTAAACAAAACGGTTGTAAATAAACTTGAGCAACAAAATGAATCTATTCATAGCTTAAGCACTCAGATAAAAGAATTAGAAATAAAGATCTTAGAAAAAATAACAAACATAATAGCAAAATAATGATTCCAGGAGTAAAAGATGTTGTAGGGGCAGGTTGCAAAGCAATCGTCTCTGGAGTGTTAGACGGTGCATCTAAACTAATAAGTAATTTCAAAGCAGATCCTACAAAGGTTGCTGAATTTAATTCTGAAATAGAAAAGTTAAAGCTTCAATCAGAAGAAAGATTAAGTGAACTAAATGTTCAGCTTGAAGAAGTGTATGCGAAACAGCAAGAGTCTGTAAATGCTACTATGCGTGAAGAAGCTAAATCTGAACATTGGATTGTATTTAGTTGGAGACCAACAATAGGATTTACATTCTGTGCAGTTATTATAAACAATTACATTTTATTGCCTTACTTTAAAAACAAAGGAATGCAAGTAATTGAAATACCCGGTGAATTGTGGAGTGCAATGCTTGTTATTTTAGGTGCTGCATCAGCCGGTAGATCATTTGAAAAAACAATCCGAACAAAAAAATAATGTTTATAAACACAAAGCAGTTTAGTCCTGTAATAATTGATAGTATCACTGGAGCTCACCCTAAGTCACTTGAATATCGTGAATGGTGGTTTGAGCAAAAGAGAAGATGCTTAGAAGGGTATTCTGTAGGGGGTATTAAAATAACAGGAGATCATTATTGGTATCTTAATTTTTGGAAGATTAAAGGTGTTAATCAAGTTACTGGTCGAAAGGATTTAATTGCTCCTCGTTTTATAGACATGGATTACGAGTTCTTTAATGTTCTTGAACAGGCAAGAAAAGAAGGAAAAAACTTATGTGTTTTAAAAAGAAGACAGGTGGGATTTTCAGAAAAACTCTCTGCTGTAGTAGGCAAGGAGTTTTCTTTGTTTAATAATAGTCAGAGCATTATTGTTGCCGGAGAAGACCGTTATTCATTAGCAACAATGCGTATGGTAATGAGAGGGTTAAATTCTTTAAAAGATACAGAGTTTTATAAACGCAAAACTCCTCAGACTGAAGATTATATTCAAGGAAAGTATAAAGTTCTTGAAGACGGAGTTCCTGTATGGAAAGGCTCTATGTCTGAGATTTATCAAATGACAGCAAAGAACAATCCACAAGTAACAGTTGGTAAAACTCCTTCTTTTATAATGTTTGAAGAGGCAGGTAAGTTTCCAGGAATTAAAGCTGCATACAAATATGTTCAGCCGGCACTTGAAACCAACTTTATAAAGACAGGAATTGCTGTCATGATTGGTACAGGTGGTGATATGGATAAAGGAGCTGATGAGCTTGAAGAAATATTTTATTCTCCTGAAGCATGGGATATGCTTGGATTTTCACCAGAAGGAGATTAAGAACAAGATACATTAAGAAAGACTTGTTATTTTGTTCCAGCTTGGAAGTTTGCTTCTATTGATGATGAGGGCAATTCTTTAAAGGAACAATCTCTTGAACAGATACACAAGGTACGCGAACAAAATCGTAAAGCAAAGGATCCTAAAGCATATATTAACTACTTAACACAAATGCCTCTTAACCCTGATGAAGCTTTTATGCGTACAGGAGGAAATAGGTTTAATACTCAAAAGCTTAATGAAAGATTAGCATTTTTGAGAAAGCATCGCGAATTAGATGATATTATTCAAAGAGGAAGATTAGAGTGGATACGAGAAGAAAAGTCTACAAAAATAATTGGAGTAGAATGGATTCCGGATTGTAATGGACAATACAGAATACTTGAACATCCATTAAAAGATAGTAATGAAAATGTATTAATGAATCTTTACAAGGGATCTACTGACTCCTATGATAAGGATAATGCAAGTTCATCATCATCAAAACTTTCTTGCCAAATATTTAAAGGCTTTAAAGATAGTGACACAACTTCTCGTATATTTGTAGCAAGATATACAGAAAGACCAAAAACTGCTGAGGAGGCATATGAAGCTACTGCAAAACTTTGTATGTATTATATGGCTCCAAATTTAATAGAGTGGTCAAATATTGGTATATTTGGATGGTATGAAAGAAATGGCTTTGGTCACTTTTTAAGAGAACGTCCACGAATAGCATACGCAAACGTAAAAGAAAGCCGGGTTAATAACCGGTTTGGTATTGATCCAAGTACTAAAGAATATTGGATTACATCATACAGAGATTACATTGAAACAAATGTTGACAATCTGTACGATCAGGAACAAATCATTGCAGCAATAAACTATCGCGATGATAAAGATTACAACTGTGACGTTACAATAAGTTCTTCTCTTTGTATTGTACACGAACTTGACGATAGACAGTTAAAAGTTAAAGAAAAGACAACAGAGCATACAGAATTTTTCCATTACTCAACAGGAAAGAATGGAAAGATGAAACAAGGATTTATGAAAGTAGCATAATTAAAATTAATAAACCATGCCTCTACCAAAACAGAATATTCCAGACAAAGAAAAAGACCTTGAATGGAGAAAAATGTGTGTAATGTCCATTGTTAAAATGGTTGGCAATACTTACCTAGTAAGACAACGCGATAAATTTTGTTATGATCTTCACAATGGAATTTTTGATCAGGGAGATTATGATTATTTGCGTAAGGTTGATAGCTATGAATATCCTGCTAAAATAAGATTTATTCCTATTCTTCGTCCACGTATAGATCTTCTTAGATCGCGTGAAACAAAACGTCCTTTCAACTTTAGAGTTTATACTGTTGATATGGATTCTATTAAAAGTAAAGAAGACGCTCGCTATCAAGAATTTTTAGGTTCTATAAATTCAAAGTTATTTGAACATCAGCAAATGATAAAACAAATGCAGACTCAAATACAAAAAAAGCAACAAGAGATACAACAAGCTCAACAAGGTGGTAGCCAAGGAGGTCAGCAAGGTGGTGGTCAACAACAAGGGCCGTCTCCAGAAGAGCAACAACAACTTGACCAAATGATGCAGCAGCTTGAAGCTATGCTTCAGCCTTTATCTTCAAATCAAGCCATAACACAAAAGGAAATTGAAGAAATTGATATTAAATTTCGTTATAAGTATCGTGACATTCTTGAAAACATATCTCAAAAAGGTTTAAAGTATCTTATTGCAAAATACAACATTCGTGACATTTTCAATAACGGATTTGAAGATAAGCTTGTTACTGATAAAGAAATTTATTATGTTAATTATCATCCAGGTGATTCAGATCCTATTCTTCGAAGAGTAAATCCTTTAAATTTCTTTTACTCAAATGATGATGAAGCAGATTGGTTAGGTGACTGCCAATGGGCTATGGAAGAAAGATGGATGACTGTAAATCAAGTTGTAGATGAATTTAAAGCAGAGTTATCGGCAGAAGATGTTGATACACTTATGCGTAGAAATTGGTACGATTATAACAATACTATGTATAGTAATGGTTATCAGTATAGTAATACTGCTGATTACAATACAGAAGCACAATCATCTAACACTTTATACTCAGGAACAAATGACTACACAAACAAGATGCGTGTATGCTATGTTACATGGCAATCTCCACGCGAACTCAAGTTTAAAAAGTCACCAAACAAACATGTACCGGGAGACTCCTTCACTCATTTTGTTGACGATAATGAAACCAGAAAATTACGAGAAGGAGAAGACATTGAAATTTCATACGTTAACGATACATGGGAAGGTGTTCTCATTGATAATGGTGTGTTCTGTAGATTAAGAAAATTACCTGCTCAATTGAGAAGTGTTGATGAATATGGTAAAGTTCAATTGCCTTATATTGGAAAAGCTTTTAATGGATTAAACAGAAAGCCTTATTCAATAGTATGGGCTGCAAAAGATATTCAAATACTTTACAATCTTGTAAATTATCATAAAGAATTAATGCTTGCTCTTAGTGGAGTTAAGGGATTTATTATGGATAAATCTCAAGTTCCTGATGGAATGAGTATGCAAGAATGGGTGTATCAAAAAAAGATGGGTGTTGGTTGGATTCAAACAGTCCGAGAAGGAATGGGACGTCAATCTACATTTAATCAATTTCAAACATTTGATGATACAATATCTCCTTCAATAAAAGTGTTGATTGATATTATGACTCATCTTGAACAATTAGCAGGTGATGTAACGGGTGTTTCTCGTCAATCGCTTGGTAGTATAACTCACCAAGACGCTGTTGGTACATCTGAACAATCTATTCAACAGTCTAATTTGGTTACAGAGATTATCTATTATGAACATGATCAAATTAAACGATTAGCATTAAGTAGACTTGTTAATCTTTGTAAGATAGCTTGGAAAAGTGGTAAGCGTGGTTCTTATGTTCTTGGAGATTTTTCTCAAGAAATTTTAAACATTGCTCCTAACACTATAAACAAAGCAGATTACGAAGTGTTTATGTCGGATGGAGGAAAGGAAGAGCGAGCTATCAATGAGTTAAAGCAGCTTGCAGGAATGGGCCACAAAGAGGGTATGATTCCATTGCAAAATCTTGCTAAGATTTACAATATGGAATCTATAAAAGAGATTGAAGTAACTCTTGAAAAGTTTGGAGAAATTGCTGAACAAAAAGCTCAAGCAAATCAAGGAGCAGAAAATGACCATGAAATGCAAAAGATTCAAGCTGAGCAAGAGTTTCAAAAATTAATGGAAGGTCAAAAGTCTCAGATATCTCAAATGGCTAATCAGGTAAGTATGGCTAAAATTGCTTGGGAAAAAGAAAAGTTTGCTCAAGAACAAGAACTTGCTAAAATCAAAATGGCTCAAGATAAATATCTTAAAGAAATGGAGATTGCAGCTAATGTTAGGACAGAAGAGCAATATTTGGCTGAACAAGCAAAAGAAGCAGCTATTTCAGCTAAACTTAATCAGTTGGAA